TGCTCTCATATCATCAAGATTTAATCTATTTGGAGGAGGTACAGGACCTTGGCGTACACCAGCTTCAGCTGCCGTCCCATACGTTTTATTACCCAGTCTTGTACCCCCAACGCCTGGAGTTCCAGGTGCGTATCGTAAACGAGCTTGACCTCCTGCTATTTCACCAGGACCAGGTGTAAGAAACGTACTTTGGAGAGTATTCTCAGCTGATGTAGGAATTGGGCGTGCTGGTGGAGCTACGTTACGCATGTCGTCAATAATCTCACCCCGACGAAGTTGCGGAATTTGCCGTATTCTTGCTGCTAAATTTACGTCTGCAGGTGAGATAGGAATACGTCCTGAAGCTTCCCGTAGTGTATTACTTAAAGCTCTATCTGCAGGTGAAATAGGAGCACGGGGGCCAGCTAAATTAGGTAAAAGACGACGTAACAGTCTTTGTGCCACGGGGGGAGTAAATGAGTTTTTTAAAGCGTTAAATAAACCACTACCTAGTTCATTACCAAAAGCGCGTGCGAAACTCATATGCTACAAACCAGTAACTAATAGAGTAAGTCTACCGCCAATTGGCGTAAAAATAGAGTCTATCGGAACGTGACACATCAGGTGGACCAGGGATAGCTTGAATGAATTCTCCACCGGAACGCTCAAATCTGTATCTAGATGCCACGGGGTCGCGATAGTTAGGGACATAAAGCATCTGAGCTAGTCGATCGCACTCATACAAATAGTTCTCACGCCAAATTCGAGATGTTTCGCGTTTATCTTGAATATTTATCGAACGGGATACGTCACCTAAAATTGTTTCTTGTCTACTTGTTGCTCGACCTGTAGCAAGCTCAGTGAGACGCTCAGCTTCCTCACATCGTTCAATTTGTTGAATAATTTTATCGTAATAAAACTCACTCGGAACGCTATTACATGCTTCTAGTAAACGAGCGTAATCACCGGCAGGTACCGTAGCAATGTTGTACGCAAGGTGATACGCAGTGCGACTAAAGTTAAAGTCATCTAGAGCGTAACCAAAAACCTGAGCGGGATTTCTAGTTAGTTGATTTACAGCAGCGTAAATCGTCTCACGTTTAGTGGCATCTGTAGTTGTAGGTTGAAATACAACTCCCTGCTGAGCAAGGTAGCTCTGCAGTTGTTCTAGTTCTTGTACAGTAAATTGGGCCACAAAGACGAAACCGCTGCTTTACAGTCTACTGCGTTTTGATAAACTAAAAAAATAAGTCTGTTAGCTCAGATATTACTCGACATACACTGAACCAGTTGCAAATACTTCATCCCAATCAACTCGTTTAATCGAATTGAGTTGATCTAATTTGATAAATCGCTCACCTGGTAAGGATTGACGCAGTTCAACAATTTCTTTAGCGGTTTTAAGGCCCACACCGGGTAAACATTGTGTAAGACCTTCAGGAGTGAGTGTATTTAGGTTTATACGGGTGTCCGCAGGTGGTAAAGGCTTAATAATCGGGAGTTTTTCGGGTTCATCCTTCAAAGCCCGACGATTTCGTCGTGTAGCCACATGATTTGATGCTGGCTTAGGGCTGTCATCTTCTAAAAGCTCACCTACTTGTTCTTTGTGAGCAAAAAACACCTTCCCTGTTGTGTTTGACCTAACCATCAAGTAGTCGCCCTCGTCGTACTCCGATAAAATTTCAATCTTGACGCCACTGGGCTTGTACACGCTGGCTGTCATGGGCTGAGTCACTATGTGTACAGTAGTGTAAGGCAAACTCTAGTAAAAACAAAGCTATTTACTCAGAAACTTTTGATTTCCAATCAAAGTTACGAATAAACTCAGCTCGTTTTTCCCAGGTATCACCTCCAGTACGCCCCTTGGCTGGATTTATGCATTCTGCTGACTTTATCTGGTTACAAACCAATCCGGCAAGATCCAATTCACTTCCTCGCTTGCCCGTACGCCAGTGGTGAACATTATTTAACCACGTGGCACCACAACGGGAACATTCTTTCCGGCAGAGTGTTAGATCAGACAGCTCACGCTCGTCCACAGAAGGCACCGTGTAGAGATCCCCTACACTTTGCCAGTTTGTAGAAAAAACCCAACACAATATATTGAAAAGTCAATATAAAAAAATACCCCTCTTGGTAGAGGGGCATTAATTTTGGTGTCTTCTGACTTAATCAGGAAGGAGAGGTAGAAGTAAAGATACTTGACTCAATTACACCAGCAGGTTGCAGAGCAACATCAGAACGCTCAGGGGGTTGATCGGGCAGAATCCAGCAAACTTCGCAGATTGCTAAAGATTTATTTGCACCGAAGAGCCTTCCAGTACCAGCACGGGGATCATAGACACCCGAACCTTGAGCAAGACCAGAAGCAGCAGCACCGCCAAGATTGGCTGTGGTGAACAATTTCCAGGTCGTGGCGTTAGCGAGAGCAGCCAAACTGCTGCTGTTAAAGATATTTACGGAATTAATGCTCCCGTTAGGAATCCGACTGGTCGCTCCAGTAATAGAACAACCAAACTGACCGGATACTACAGTGCCATTGTCACGTAGTCCTACGCCAACAGCGGGAATCAGTGTAACTTGAGGAGATGCACTGCCACCAGCGACACCAGAGCTAACAAGGTCTCCACCGTCGATACGTAAAGACGCACGATAGACATACCCAGACGCAGGAACGATAATACCATTCGTAATGTCAGCACGGATATCCTTGTGGAAATCAGGTGACGGAATGATAACGTTAGCGTTGAGGAAGGGCTGCTGAGCACTGTTTGAACCCGAACCATAAGGAAGGGTGTAGTACTCAAGTTGATTATTCGTTCCAAGAGCTTGATAGCTCAAGTCGACATAACCGATTGCTTGTTGAGCAATCCAACCAGGACGGAAAACAACACCAACAGGACCGCCCACGGGCTGGTTGGTCAGGTTGGTTGAAACACCGTTCGCATCGTTATACTGAACGGTTTTTTCTTCGTGCCAAAAACGAAGAACGTTGGTGTAGTTACCAGGATAAATCTTGGAAACTGACAGTTGATTAGTAGCGATAGCCATGTTTAGTTACCTCCTCAAGCGTCGAAAGAGTAGGCAACAGTAACGAAATCAGCGTTCAGAAGTTCGAAACCTGCGTACAGGCTCCAAATCATCATGATGAAACGACTGAAGTCATCATTGTTGTTCAGCAACACTTGGGCGTTGTTACCGCCAATGCCAACTCCTGAGGATTGAGGTCCGAAGAAGATGCCAATTGCAGAGTTATACGCTTTAGTGACGCTTGCGATTGTCGCACTTTGTGTCTGTGTAGGCATGTTGGTGCTTTCGAAAAAGCGCACACCCTCAAACACAAATCCTGTGGGCATAATTGGTTCGCCAGCCACGAAAGTGGCTTGACCAAAGCCCTGACCCATGTAAAGCGCAGCGTTAGGCTGCATGCCAGACATAAGTGGGTTGATTTGACCATTGCCAGGGTAACGAGCAACTTCACGGAAGTCACTGTTCTGACGTAGGTGCATCAAGAAGGTAGGATCGCAAACACAGCGATAGAAACCATCTTGGAAAGTAGGAGTGTTCCTCTTACGCAGGCTCTTCACCACGCGCAATAGGTCATCCTTAATGTCGAACTTGGCTTGTTCGGCGTTGGTGTAGGTAAGACCACCAACAGTCAGATCGCCAGGGAAATAGTAACCGCCGGACGAATCAGAAGACTGACCTTTAGAAACAGCTTTCAGGAGTTCGTTAATGAACACCCGATCGCGCCAACGACGATAATCGTCGAGCAGGGTCAGGCTACCAATAGATTGGTGAAAGGTTGTGAGGTTGCCTGTGTCTAGTAAAAGACGCTGGGCAGTGATCAGAGTCTCGCGAGCAATTTTGAAAGTGCTTGGCTGAGTTGGATCACCAGGGTCGGCGGGTCCGGTGTACTCCTTCAGAGTCACCTGCACCTTGTCCTTTACAATGTTGCGACTGTTTGCAGTACCGATGGTCTGTTCGGCAGTGCGCTCGCGAGATTCTTTGGAGCCGGGGTTACCGAAGAAGCGGTAACGGTCAAGCTGCACAGTCTGTCCTGGCTGCTTGCTGAAGTCATGTACCACCACTGGTTCCGCAGCCATCTCAACGATGTATGCAGGGTGAGGACGGTACAGCTCGGCACCAAGAATCTTCGGAAAATCATTATCGATGAACATCGATAAATTCTCGAAGAAACTACAAGATCAATATTAACTCCATATTGTATTAATAGGACAGAAAACTTGTCGCAGTTTTAGTGGTTAACCAATTTTTCTGATTGTGTTACGAATGCCTTCACCCAGCACACCATACACTGACCCATAATTTGGCACATATCGCGTAGATTTACCCCGATACTGAGAGCGAACAACTACACCCATTTGACCAGGTAAATTACTTCGACTGGCCTCAGTAAAAACTTGACAATATACAGGGGGACTATAAACCCACGCGGCACGAGAACCTGAATCGTCATTAGTGGGGTTGGTAAGTGCTGGGTACCGTACACGCTGATAAGTACCCGGACCACCTGTGATTCCTTCTCCTACAAACTCACCTAAGTCAGCGTCGTATCTGTAAGGTTCATTGCTACTTGGTGTATTGAAAGGAGAATAAGCTTGGTTATCGGGAACGCCTGCCCCAAACCAGGTATAGGCGCCAAAGTCTCTTAAGCCAGGTTGAGGCCCAAGAGCAGTTTGAACATTTCGACCGGCAACACTGTATCGTCCTTGCGCCCGAAACCCTACGTAAGTATCAAGTAACCCTGAAGCGTGTGGCAACGAGTTTTCGTAATTTGTCCAGTAGCCAGAGACAGCAGGAGGTACGGCTCGCCACTCCGTATTTAAGTAGCCACTAATGTTTACAGGTCCTACAGGAATGCGGCCAAAATCTGCACCCTCAAAATTAACACCAAACCAATTTTGCTGAACTCCGTTAGGAAGAATATAACCGCTAGAAACGAGTTTATACGTGTTAGTTAAGTTCTGGTTATCCCCTGTGCGTTGAGGGCCAGACTGTATCGGATGGTAAAGACTTTTGTCGTACTTCCAGTTTGTTAAAGGAGTGTAAGTCACGAGGGTTATAGCGTATATCTTAATTCTACTCCTCTAGAATTCCGTAAGAAGTTATTTAAGACAATGGTACAGGTCGAAAGAGTTATAACAATTTTTTTTGAAGACCCGGAAGCTTCTATAGCCTGTTTTTCAGGGTCAATAACAGACTCTTTAGTTCACCCACAGAAGAGGTCAAAGTTGTTTGCTTATCTTGTAAAAACAACTGTTGTGGGTTTATTTTTAGCCACGTTCATTAGTCCTGTTTTCCACGAGAGATTTAAACTAACCAAAAGTGAAGCAATTGCTGCTTCATTTGTATGCGGCTACGCAGGCATTCGTATATTAAATGCAGCCGAAAAATACTTCGAGTACATGCTTCAAAAGAAAATAGCCAAACTTCAGGTCAACTCAACCGACGTATCAAAATCAGAAGATAGTTCTTCTTGATCCTCACCTGGAATCAGAGCTACAGCTCCGGTTATAGAAGGTTGAGTCACTATGACTTCCTTAACTTCTGTCTCGAGACTAGGTTTACGACGCAAGGTTCCGAGAGCTCTCATAATTAATTAGCTGGTGTAGTTACATTAGCAAAAAAAAGCTCCCCTGTTTCCAAGGGAGGCAATTTCAGTATCTAACGTTATTTTAAGCCGCGTCCATAAACAGAAGTTTGCTACGCAAAGCTTCAGGACCCATCTGGTTGAGATAACGCCAAGCGTTCTCAGGGCTACGATTCATAACATCACCAAACGTTTCCCACTGTTGCTGAGGGACAACTCCCTGAGCAGAGCCACCAGCGTTAGCAGGGGGAGCAGGCATGTCATAGCGAGGCTGATAAGCCTGTGGAGCTACTTGACCCTGATTAGGAGAGTCAATGTCCACGGGGACAACTTCGGTAAAGAAGCGATCGGTGTAGTTAGCTAGGTGATCTGGATCGGTCAGGATGACCTCCATAGCGTTGTGACGCAATGTGAGGTTGTCCATGCGACCAGCTTGGTCCATCAGCATATCCTCAAGAGCACATGAGTACTGATTGAGAATCCCAGGCGCCTCAATACCGAAGTGATTAACTACGGCGTGAGTTGCGGGGCTTAGACCGTGTAGGCCGTTTGACTGGCCCGTAGAAGTCGGCGAGGAACTCTGGGTTTGTGAGACGTTGGTAGGTAAGGTCTGCGCTACCTGCTGTGCCTGGTAAGCCCAAGGTTGGACCTGTGAACTCAGATTGCTCTGTTGAGTAGCCTGCTGCTGAGCCGCCAGGTAAGGCGACGGTTGAGCCTGGCTGGGGGACGACGGCGAGTTGATCTGAGTAAGCACCCGCTCCAGCGAACCCATCGCTGCTTCCCACGGATTGTTGGGGGAAGACTGAGACGTTAACTGGTTGAACTGGCTGTTGGTAGTAAGGCCCGTAACCGGTATTCCCGGCGACGGCTGTTGGACTGTAGCTGCCGAAGCTACCACCGGGGTAGAGGCTTGGGCTACCCACTGGGGGGAGG